ATTTTCCGCATGATAGCAACGCTAAAGACGATCCTAAGATGGTAATGCTTATTGAACAATTAGGTATGGAGGGATATGGCATATACTGGGTGCTCGTGGAAACACTCCGGGATCAGCCTAAATATTGTTATCCTATTATGCTTATACCAGCACTTGCCAGGAGATATAATACCACGACGGAAAAGATGAGAGCTGTTGTGTTGAAATATGATTTATTCAAGGTGCAGGATGAACAGTTTTTTTACAGCGAAAGTTTATGCAATAGAATGTTGAAATATGATGACAAGCGGGAAAAAGCACGTAAGGCCGCCGCCATTAGATGGGGTAATGATGCGAATGCATTACAAACGCATAACGATTGTAATGCGCACCCAATGCCTAAAAGAGTAAAAGAGAGTAAAGTAAAAGAAATAAATATACCGTTCAATAAATTTTGGAATTTGTACAATAAAAAAATAGCAAAAGTAAAATGTGAAAAGAAATGGGCTAAGCTCAAAGACAGCGAGCGGGAAGAAATTATGAAGACACTGCCTAAGTTTATAGCAGGAATAAAAGATAAGCAATTTCAGCCGCATCCTTATACATACCTGAACCAGCGCAGATGGGAAGATGAAACTCAAGACGACACCGAAGCGGAATACAAGAAAATGATACAAGAAGCAAGAAAAACCGCTGAAAAATATAAAAACAAAAATGGATATACAGGGTAAAATATTACCGCATGCAACAGATGCTGAACGCGGGTTACTGGCAGCAATACTTGTTAATCCGGATATACTGGATGATGTCCTGGTTAAACCTGAAATGTTTTATGACAAGAAAAATATCATCTTGTATAATCATATTTTGAAAATATATAAAAATGGCGGGAAACCGGATATTGTAAGTGTTCATGAATCGCTACAGTCAAGTAAAAAACTGGATGATATCGGTGGTGTTATGTATTTAACCTCCCTGGCAGAAACGGTGGTAACAGATAAATACGCGATACAGCACGCTGAAATAATAAAGGAAAAATATTTAAGACGAGAATATATTAAGATAGCCGGTGAATTACAGCGCATGAGTTATAATGAATATGAAAAGGATATTAAAGATATAAGTGATTACGCCGAACATTCTTTATTCAATATAAGTGAAGAAATAGTGCGTACAGAACCGGAAATATTATCAGATATTAATGCTGAAACAATTAAATATATTCATAAAATAGCCGAACAGGAAACGGAACTTATTGGCGTGCCATCGGGTATATTGCAGCTTGACAGGCTCACACTGGGGTTTCAGAAATCAGACCTTATACTTATTGCCGCACGCCCGTCAATGGGTAAGACAGCCTTTTCACTTAATATAAGCCGTGAAGCTGCTAAACTCGGGTATAAGATATTGTTTTTTTCACTCGAGATGAGCAAACGGCAATTGTCATACCGGATGCTGGTTGACAGGTTTACCGATATAAATGAATTGAAATCGGGTAAAGATATTGACTGGAATATGATTAATCAACAGAACGGGGAATATGCCAATAGAATATTCGTGGATGACACGGCGGCATTACGCGCCACGGAAATAAGATCAATTACCAGGAAAATGAAAAGACTTGCCGGAATAGACATGGTAATTATTGATTATTTGCAATTAGCCCGCGGTGATGATGTGCTTAAACAAAATGGCAACCGGTATATAGGTGATATAAGCAAGCATTTCAAATCCATGGCCAAAGAACTTGACATACCTGTTATTGCTGTCAGCCAACTGAACAGGGCCGTCGAATCCCGCGCCAATCCTTTTCCTATACTCTCGGATCTTCGTGAAAGTGGTGAATTGGAACAGGATGCTGATATTGTAATCTTTTTAACGCGGTTCATAAGGCTGCCTGAGAAACACTGGTATGACGATGGTAATGACATGAGGGATAAGGCATATATAGATGTCGCGAAGAATCGTAATGGTAAATGTGAGAAGATATTAATTACAGCCTCTGAGGATGCAATGTTCTGGGGGTATTAAATAAAAAAAGATCATGTATTTCACGATTGAGATTGATGGAAAACCAATAGTAAACAGTGAAGGCAGTATATATCAATTTAATGATTATGAACAGGCCGACACTAATTATTCCATGTGTTACGGGAACAGGAATGAAAATATATTAATTGTAAGGCATGGAGATGATTACCCGGGAAATTTAAATCCTTATTTTATCGAATTCCTAAAAGCCCATCCAAAAGGAACGGGGGGAATGATTCATTATATCCGCTGGATCCAATCGAAGCATCTGGAATTTCAGAAAATTTTCAGTAAAAATAAACCAGGATATAAGACTAAATTTCTAAGATGGTTACGGGAAGGAATTGAGGCACAAGAAAAACTATTTTAAATTTATTATCATGAAAACAGCGGAACAATATGCAGAAGAATATATTTTAAATAATTACCCGGATGCCAAATCCGGGGAGGTATTTCTTATAATGAAAGGATTTATTGCTGGTTTCAGGATAGGAGACGATCACCGGGTGCAACGTGTTTTGCCTTATGAATATATCATTGGAACTGTTTCTTTATATTACGATATTCCTGTTGAAACCATGAAAAAGAAAACACGCAAACAGGAAGTTGTATTTGCCAGACAATTAAGTTTCTATTTAGGCAAACAATATACCAAGTTGTCACTTTATAGTCTGGGTAAATTTTTCGATAAAGATCATGCAACTGTATTGCATGGAATAAAGATGATTGAAAATTTCATGTTTTCAGACAGGACTATTCGTTTGGAAATTCAGGAATTAAATAAAATAATAAAAGAAAAATTGAAATGAAAGCAACAATTAAAAATCTAAAATCACTTAATGTTAGTACAGAGGCGATAAAATGGGCAGAGACTCAACCTGACCCCCAGACGGCATGGGACAACTGTGAAAGAGGGGACTGGATGCTGTGGTTGCTGGGAAAATTATCTGACGATCCATATAGTGAAAGCAGAAAAAAACTTGTTCTTACAGCTTGTCAGTGCGCAAGGCCATCACTGAAATATATTCCAGAGGGAGAAGAAAGGCCGCTAAAGGCTATTGAAACTGCCGAAGCATGGGCAAATGGTAAAAACGGGGTTAGCTTAGAAGATGTTAAGATTGCTGCCGCTGATGCCGCCGCTGCTTCTATTGCTTATGCCTCTTATGTCGCTGATGCCGCCGCTGCTTCTATTGCTTATGCCACTGATGCCGTCAATTTTGTTGCTGCTCTTAGTGTTGGTAATATTACTGCTGCTGGTTCTGGAGGGACTGCTGCTGCTGCTGCTGCTGCTGCTGCTCTTGCTGATGGTGCTGCTGTTGGTAGTGCTGGTGTTGCTGGTGCGGAAGCACGAAACAAGACATTTAGGCAGTGTGCGGACATAGTACGTGAATATTATCCGGAAGTACCGAAATTAATTTTAAAAAACAAACTAAAATGAAAGCAACGACTAAAAAAGCAGCATTGAATGATGTTGCCAAGAGAGCGATCCGGGATCGCCTGGTTAAGGCAATGTCTGAGGAAAAAATGAATACTGCTGATGCAGCTAAAGCTATAGGCGTCAAGCAGTATTATGTTTCCGCAATAAGATCTGAAAGCTCATGGAGTAAATGCTCCCCGGCAGCCTGGGAGAAAGCAAGGCGTTGGACCAACTTAGGTATGTCGCTTAAGAAGCATGGAGAGAGGATGAAAATGGATAAGATGGTTAATGAGGCATTTGATAAAAAGGAAGCTCTTAAGCATGAGGGTAGTAAGAAAGTGGCGGACATTAAGACCAAAGTCACTACCGTTGAAGAAATAAACAAAGCTGAGATCAAGGAAGCAGCTGCCGACACCAAACAGGAAAAGGAGCCCATTGTATGGGAGGCTGTGGATGAGAAGGAAGTGGAGAAGAAGGAAGTGGAGAAGAAGAAAAGCAAGTTTGCCTCTCCTAAAACAGAAGAAAACATTGAAGATAAGGAGAAGAAGACTGATGCTGAGTTCAGAGAGCTACTGAAAAGGAGCCTGAAAGGCATCCATAAGAATCAGGCTGCAAGGAACAAGATATCCATCGCTGCTACTATACTCATTGCATGGTTCTTCATCTGGACCATAGTCGGAGTGCACACTGTCAATGACAGCCTTCATATCGTTGGTAAGATGCTACTCGACGGCTTCCTGGCTGTTGTATTCTCTGCTCTGTGGATATGGGTCAGAACCTGGATAATGACAACCAAGTGGAAACTGTGGTAATGGATATCCCGGAGGACATGAAGGATGAGCTTGGCATAAGAGACAGGCGACCAGGCTGCCTGTTTTGGATTGGAATAATAACATTAACCCTATTAATAATACTGTTATGACTTACACAATTAAGTATCAGTACGGAACATACTCAGGGACTGAGACAGTGCAGGCTGAGGATGGTGAACAGGCTATCGCTAAGATGTGGAACCGATTCAGAAGATTGGGATATCTAAACCTTTCGATGGCATACAAAAGTGCGAGGATAATTAATGAGGAGGAAGAGTGATGACAATAGAAGAAATAGACAAAATTATAAGTGAGGTGGAAAATATGCACCCTTACAAACAGGCAGGCAATAGAGATAGTTATTCTCAATACAACGAAGGGTGGAGTGATGCCTGCGATATATTAGGTCAAAGAATAAAAGAATATTTAACCAATAAACAATTAAAAATTAAAAAATAATATTATTTGAAATGAAACTCAAAGAAAGACCGTTAACAGCACTGGACGGGATGCTCTCTCAGCAAATGGAGCTCCTGTTCAACATACAGGATTATAAAAATAGTCCCGGGTATAAGACTATAAATATGAATATGGTTACTATTTGCAAGGAACTGAATAATTTGCGCGTTAAGGAGATAACCAGGGAAGATGAAGATAAAGAATAATTTTTTTCTTTAGAATATTTATTTAACTTTGTATTGAAAATCCAAATGGATATGTGTCTGAAAAAAATATTTGGCGGCAACCCATTACCCCAGGAATTGCCGTATGGCGGTAAGACAGCGCTTCTTTTTGCAATTAACGATTACCCGGGAAGTGTTAATAATCTCCGGGGATGTCTTAATGACCAGTTGATGGTTGAAAAATGGCTTAATACCTATTTTCCTGAATTCGTGATTTATAAATTCAAAGACAGGCAGGTAACAAGAAAAATCTTTACCGAATGGATTTTAAAATTTAAAAATAAACTCACACCCGGTGATGATCTTTTTATCCACATCAGCAGTCATGGTACCAGGGGATTCGATAAACAGGGAATTGAAGCTGATGGTTATAGCGAAGCATTATACTTGCATGACGGGCCATTGTGGGATTTTGAATTAAGAGAAATATTGACAAATATTCCTTACAAATCAAAAATTACTCTCGCATTTGATACATGTTTCTCCGGCGGCGCGATATCAAAGAATAAATATACAAGCTTTCTCAGGAAAGACCTGTATATTAAACCACGGTTTACTGAAACCGATATTATACCGCCGGGCATCAGGAAAAAAAGTTCCTTCGTGAGAGTATTTGATCATAGTAATATTATCCAGTTTGCGGCTTGCGGTGAAGGACAGACGGCGGCCGATGCTTATATCGCCGGTAAATACCGCGGGGCTTTTACTTATTTCTGGATCGAGACTTTTGTAAAAAACCGTGGTTGTGATCTATGGCTCTCGAGTACGAAATATGCGATCAATGATATCGCACATTATAGCCAGGTACCGCAAATATGGGGAGGAATTGAATTAATTAATAAACCGGTATTTACAAATATAAAAAATAGAAATGATGATTAAAATTCCAAGAGCGGTCTATGACCCCGCTAAAAGAACAAGAAACCTGTTATCGACAATAGGTAGTTTGATTCCTATCATTATAACTATACTTTTCAGTATAGGAGTAATAAATCTTGATATTGAAGGCCAGCAGCAATTTCAGTTGCTTGCCATGAACGGGTGGGAGGCTATCCTGGCTCTGATTGATGCTGTCACCGGTATATTCATGCTGTTCAGGATGGAAGACAAATCCGGGATACGTAAAAAAAATATTTAATAATAAATTAAAACAATTTTATCATGAGAAAATTATTTTTAATCACTCTGGCAATATTCCTGTCAATGGGAGTATTTGCACAAGGCCCATTTACCGGTTTCTTTAAACCAGGTAAAAATCTTGGTATTGAATATGGCCTGAAAGCTGACGGTTCGCAGCGTGAATGGTATTTCCGTCCGGCCGCGCAGCTTACTGCCGTACAATTTATTTACAATAAGGATCTTAAACAATTTGAATCTTCAACATTCAGTTCCGCTGGAATAGGAATAGGATATCAGCATTTTATCAAAGATGTGAATGATAATCTTGTTAATAATTATGGTTTCAACGCGCTTCTCGTGATTGATGCTTCACAAAGTTCAATGGCCGGTATTGGTATTGCGGCTACTTTTAATGCTATGCAGTTTATTAATATAGGCGGCGGCTTTAATTTAACAAATAAACAATTTTTTGTTTTAACAGGCGCCATATGGACTTTTTAATTAACACCGGCGATTTTGCGGCAATAACGTGGAACGGGCTACATTACACCAAGACAATTCACGGTCATGTAGTTGAAGTCACGGGCAAGTATATTAAATTTGTTGAACTGGAAGGCCAAAAAATGTTCACTATCAAAAAAGAAAATATAAAATCTTATGTTGTAAAAGATTTGCAAATATCAGACTGATTTTTTATTTTTGATAATTATTTAAATGAATCACGACATTTAAGAAACCCAAAATTTGTAAGTGAATCAAAAAGTTCAAGAAAACCATTAAGTCAAAATGAATCAGAAACTTGAAGAAAACCATTAAACATAAGTGAATCATTTACTTCAAGAAAACCATGTTTATTAAATGAATCAGTAATACTAAGAAAACCATGTTTATTAAATGAATCAGTAATACTAAGAAAACCAATAAATGCAAATGAATCAAAGGAGGTAAGAAAACCAAACTTTATAAGTGAATCATTCGCTTAAAGAAAATCAAATAGATTGATTGGGTTTTTTCATAGGTTAATTGGGTTTGAAAGGGGCTGTTCGGCCAGAGATGGATAGGAAGCTATCCTGTCGTGTTTGCCATGAACGGCTCCTTTAAAAAAAGAGTTTCTTTGATTTATTGATCTGTAAAGGAAAATTATCTGGACGCGGGTTCGATTCCCGCCAGCTCCACGATTTCCCGAAAGGGTCGTCATTTTAAAAGTAGTGTAACTTGCAAATAGCAACTTGCAAGTAGCAACGTGATGCTTCCCGGGGCCCTGATCACGTTATACAACCCCGGGATCACGGGGCTGACCTGGTTTCGACAGGTAATAAGTACAATACAGGGAGAATCATTGATTTATATTAACTGGCAAGGTGATAAACTTGCACGAGGTAAATCTGCTTGAAACAGCAGCTTAACTGATTAGCAGGAGCGAAGTAAAGTAACTCCTGCTTTTTATTTGATAATCAACAACTTATAGAATTATATTAAAAACAGTTGAAAAAAATAGTCGAATTTATATGTTTTATAACATATTTTTTTATAACTTTAACAACTATAAATATAGTTATAGTACTATAGTAAACAATGAAATACTTATCATATGCCGGCACCAATTGGAAATAAATATGCTGAAGGATGTGAAACAAGCGGAAGACCTCCTTTATTTAAAAATGTTAAGGTCCTGCAGAAAAAGATTGAAGAATATTTTAATCAGGATAATGTAAAGTTTACTATAACAGGTCTATGCCTTTTTTGTGGTTTCGAAAGTCGTCAATCCTTTTATGCTTATGAAAAAAAGAAAGAATTTACTTACATTATAAAAAGAGCAAGGCTGGCAATTGAGAACATGTATGAACAACAATTATTCAGTAATATTCACGGAGGGGCTATTTTCGCACTCAAAAATATGGGATGGGAGGATAAACATGATATTACATCAGGAGGTAAACAGATTATACCTGTAATTAAATTTAGCAATAATGACAAATGAACAAGTTGTTGAAATAAAACTACATGAAGCTTATCAGCCACTATGGAAAGTAAAAGATAAGCGTTATTACCTTCTCACGGGAGGAAGGGGATCGGGCAAAAGTTATGCACTTGCCCTTTTTCTTTGTGATCTGGCAGCAAGAGAAAAACAAACAATACTATATACCCGATTCACGATGACTTCTGCCCATATATCTATCATTCCTGAATTTATCGATAAGATGGAAACAATGGGCATGCTTCAGGATTTTGAAATAACCAAAACGGAGATCACCCATAAATATACAGGCAGTAAGATCATATTCAGGGGAATCAGAACAAGCGCCGGTAATCAGACGGCAGCATTAAAGTCAATACAGGGCGTTACTACCTGGGTGCTGGATGAAGCAGAGGAGCTTATTGACGAATATATATTTGACAAGATAGACGAATCCGTAAGAGAAAAAGATATTCATAACCGTATAATCATTGTTCTTAATCCCACGCACACGAGCCACTGGATACATCAAAGATGGTATGAGACCGGAAACAGGGATGATACATGCTACATACATACAACCTACCTGATTAATATGGAAAATCTTTCAGATAGTTTCATTAATAAGGCTGAAACGGTCAAGTCGAGAAATATTAATGCTTATAAGAACAGGTTCCTTGGCGAATGGATGAACGCGGCTGAAGGTGTCGTTTTTGAAAACTGGAATATCGGAGAATTTGATTATAATAGCCCACTGCAGGGATATGGTCAGGACTATGGATTCAGCGAGGATCCAACTACCTTGGTACATGTAGGTATCGATAAGAAAAATAAACGCCTTTATATAGATGAACTTTTTGCTATCCCTGGTTTATCCACATCGAAGATAGCGGAACTTAACAGGCATCATGCCGGTAACAATCTTATAGTAGGCGATAGTGCGGAGCCCAGACTGATTGATGAATTAAAGAAGGAACATAAATTAAATATCAGACCTGCAGAAAAAGGACCCGGCAGTATAACGGCAGGTATAAACGGAATGTTGGATTACGATATTATCGTCACTCCACGGAGCCGCAATTTAATGAAAGAATTACGAAATTATATTTACCTGGATAAAGGTAGCAAGATATATATTGATGATTACAATCACAGTATAGATGCTGCAAGGTATATCTTTATGTTTTTAACGTTGAAAAAAACTGAATACTGGGTCTTATGAGCAAATTAAAAAATATATTATCCCGCTGGATTTTTCAAAAAGAACAGCAATATCTCATTACGAATCAGGAATGGCAGATGCTTGCGCAGATGCTTTACCGGCATGTTAACAGTAATCCTACCATTAATCCCATGGTATCAAAGACTGATTATATCACCTTGGCTTATGCTTACAATTCAACAGTCTATTCCGTGATTTCAATGCGTGCCAATGCAGCAAAAGGAATACCATGGCTTGTTTACCGGGTTAAGGACAGGCAGAAGCTAAGGGAATATTCTAATATCACGAATAAGGCCCTGAATTTACATACCGCATTAAGATTGAAAGAAGATGCGCTGGAAGAAGTTGACAATACACCCGTGAACAGGATCATCAAGGAACCTAATCCACAATATTCATTCCAGGGGCTCGTGGAAGGCTTATTTATTTACCGTGACACAACAGGTGACAGCTATCTTTACAGCGTGACAAATTCAAGTGAGATATTGCAGCTGTTTCTCATGCCGGCCGATAAGATACGTATCGTACCCGGGCCGTTTGTTGATCCTATTAAGGGTTATACCTTCGAAAATATTTATGGTAATAAGATATTGGATCGTGAGAGGGTAATGCACTGGAAATATTTTAATCCTATATGGGATGCCCAGGGTCGTAATCTTTACGGGTTATCTCCGCTTGTTGCTGCAGCAAGAGTAATAAATTCCGACAATGCAGGGCTTAATCACCAGAATGCCGCCTTTGACAATGAAGGTGTGAAAGGTATAGTAACGGGCACGGAAGGCACGGAAATAGAATATACTCCCGAGCAGGCAGAAAAGCTGCGCCTTAAATTTAAAAGAGCAGTTAAGAGGGCGCAGGAAGGCGAAGGGAATCTGGTATTTCAACGGCCTCCCATCGAATATACGGAGATAGGCAAGACGCCTGTTGATCTTGGTGTGCTGGATTCATCCAAATATTACAAGGAGGTGCTGTGTAATATTTTCCGGATCCATCCATCCCTTCTTAGCAGTGATGCTTCCACGCTTAACAATCTTACCGAAGCCCGTAAGGCGCTTATGACAATGAGCGTGTTGCCGGACATGGATGATCTGAGGGATAATTTAAATAATCTTTTCGGCCGCTTTTTCACTGAACAATATTACATCGATTACGATATAATGGCTATTCAGGAACTGCAGGATGACATTGAAAAGCTTTCTTCAACATTAAAAAATATGGACTGGATTACAAGGAATGAAAAACGCACGGCGACAAATTATGACCGTTATGAGAGTGAGGCCGCCGATATGCTTTATACAACAATGAATGAAATTCCGCTCGGGTACAGTTTTGATAGCGGGTTCGAGCAGATAGATAATGAATTAAGTAAATTAAGAAAACAATATAAAAATTAATTTAGAATTAAATAAATTAAAAAAATAACATAAAAATTAATTTATCATGTTAAAAAAAATATTTGACAAGTATCTTCAGGAAGGCATCATGCAGTATTTCATGAATGCCGGCAGCGGTATGCCCGGTTCACATGACATTGTTACCGATTCAGTCACGTATCAGTCGGTAAATTATGGAATCCCGGAAGGTGAGTATGTTTATGCCATTGAGATGTATACCGATGGTGTTACGTTTGACGATCTTGATGAAGAAGGGTCAACAGTTGTAGCCCGCAGGCTCAATGCCGGTGGTGACGGTTATCCGCTTGGAACTATAATTACCGGTAAATTCACGAAGATAGTGCCTGCCACGGATTGCGTTTGTGGGATATTTATTAAAAAATCGTATTAATGAGATTTCTTCGAACACCGGCATTTCCTGCATGGAGGCGACCCAAAGGAGGATGGGCATCAGCCATAATCGCCTTAATCGTTGATTACACAACCACGCAGTTTACATTCAAGTTTAAGTTGCCGTCAACGAATACAGTAACATTGCACTGGGGCGATGGTACAAGTGAAGAAGTAACAGGTCAGGATGGAACAATTGTTACTAAAACAAGTTCATATTCAGTAGCTGGTACTTATCGGTTCTGGCTTTCAGGGGATGTTGAGGAAATAACCTATATAGATGTTAACAGTCAGACATTTGTCAGCGGTGATGTGAGTAAATGGACAAAGATAACAAGTCTGACATATATCAAGGCTTATACTACGGGATTATATGGAAATATAGAGAATTACAATTCATTGCCTCTCACTTATATAAATTTCAACAATTGCATAAATATAACAGGCGAACTAAGCAATCTGAGTACATTGTCGAATTGTGGTTACTTTGGATTTTCGAAATGTAATGTTTCATTTGAAAATGTATCTGCATTTACCAACGATGGTGATCAAATGGCATTGCAGGATAACAATTTTACATCTCAGGAAGCTGACAATATAATAGCATCATTAAAGACCTGTACCGATTGTATAATAAATATCAATGGAGCAAATGCGCACCGCACGGCAGCTTCAAATGATGACCTGAACACGTTGCTGGCTAATGGTAACACGATTACCCTTAATGATGTGTTGGGTGATGAACTTTACACCGGACTTAATGCAGCTAATGACAACGCAACGGAAGCAATCACGGCTTTTGCTGATTATGCTGCCACGATAGAAGGAGCAACAAAGGTAACTCAGGGACAGGATATTTCTAAGATGTTACCCTTAGGGGATGAATTACTTGCTCATCCTGCTTTAGATGCTGATGATTGGAGTAAAGATGCAGGATGGACTTATGACGGAGGTGATGATGAATATGATTGTGACGGCACAAATGATGCTGACCTGTATATCACAGAAGCCAATGATGACGGGAAATATTATTTACTCGAAATAACAACAACAAACTATAATTCAGGGAGCTTAAAAGCCAGATATGGAGAAAGCGATTGGTTTACTCTTAGCTTTACGGGCAATGAAGCACTATCTGTTGTGATACGGAAAGAGGTAACAAGCGATGTATTGGAAATACGGTCTGTAAATTATAATGGTTCCATTTCAGATATATCGCTCAAAGAAATAAAAGTCCTTGGCGATGATCTTGTTACTAATGGTGATTTTGCTGCTGATACCGACTGGACAAAAGCAGGAACCGTACCTCCAACGATAGGAGGTGGTGTTTTAAGTTTTGCTGGTGATGGTTGGGCATATCAAGATTATGTGTTTGATCAAAATGATTGGTATTTAGCAAAATACACAGTATCGAATTATGTTTCTGGGGCTATAGCTATACAATCAAGTGTGGGAGGTGTTGGTGAGATAAGATCAGCTAATGGTACATATGTCGAATTATTTCAATGGGAAGTATCGAGTCAAAGGATGTATCTGCGTGGTATAGAATTTACTGGTGATATAGACAACGTATCAGTCCATAAACTCACGGTTACCAAAGAAATAACAGACTCAACAAATTATACAGGTACTCATTATATATTGCCCGAAGAAGGAGAGGATTTGGATAGTTTCATTATTCCTGTGAATTACGTAGCTGAAGGAATTTCAGATCAGAAGATAACAGGTGAGTATAACGCTACGACAGGATGGACGGCGGCTAATAATGCTGTATTGAGTGTTGAGGAAACAAATGTAAATGAAGGGCTGTTTGCAATAGAAATTGAAAGCAATACCACGCCGACAGCAGATGCAGATGCAGATATAGATATAACAGTAGAGAACGGGGAAGTTTACAGATTAGAAGTAGATCACAGGCACGTTGGCAGCGGGGATGACTGGATATTAAAGGTCGAAGGAACAACGGCAGATACACTTGACAATACCGAAACAAGCTATATAACTAAGGTCTATTATTTCACGGCAGGCGATACGACCTGCACTATACGCTACAAGGAAAACAATGTGAGTAATAACGGGGGAATATATACAGACAATATTTCATTTAAAAAAGTAACATTTACATAATGGCAATACAAGGAGAAAAGATAAACGGAGCGAAATATTTCTTTTTCAGAAAGAAAGATGGCAACTGGACGGGGAGCCTGAAGAAGCAGGATTTTTTCAGCAGAACATTCCTGCCCAAGGGAACACAGTACAAGGAGGCAGAGACCAAGGAACTGATGGTGAACATTCTTAAAACAGATAAGGTTCCACTGAAGAAAAAAAATCTTGATGAAGATACGGTCAAAGAGCTTAAAAAGGCCGGTATAACGATTAAAGACGATATTACACCAATTGAACTAATAAAGAAATGATACTAACGCTTATAATACTATCAATTACTTTCGAGGCATGGATGGACGGCTTTCGTTCAAAAAGCAAGCCATGGCACTTGCAGAAGATAGGGTTATTACTCCCGTTATTGTTAATACCATATTGGTATGACACAGGTATTGTATGGCTCATAGCGGGTTATACGCTTATCCGTATCGGGCTGTTTGATATGCTTAACAATGCCTTCGCAGGGCGCAAGATAAACCACAGGGGCGATAACTGGTGGGACAGGCTCGTAGATAAGCTCAATCCTCCGCTTGGTGCTGAACTTTTCGGCAGAGCTGTATTCCTTTTTGCAGGTATAATGATAGTATTACAGAACTTATGACCTGGCATGAGATAAATAGAAAGCGATTGCCATATATAAGGCTTGGCGAAAAGTTGTTTAAAAATATGTACGATAATTTAAGAAAACAATTGATAAATGAATTAAAAAAAGCACAGGATTTGAATGAGATGACATATATAGCTCAGAATATCAATCTTAACAGGACTGAAGTGCGGGAAGCAATGGAACGTTTCTATGCAAAGACTTCCATTGACTGGGCTAAAATGACAATGAAAAGTACTGATATAAATATTGAAAAAAAGCAGGAAGATGACTGGCTGCCTATCATAATTGAATATGTAAGAACGAAAAAAGGGCCGGGGATAGACAGTATAATACGAACGCATGGTGGTGATATTGAAAGTATCGTGAAAAGATACGTGGAAACAGGGATAACGGAAGGATGGGGCGTTGAAAGAGTAGCACGTGAAATAAGTAAGTCACAGGGTAAGATGGACCTGTGGAAAGCCTTGCGTATAGCACGTACCGAAGTAGTTAATGCATCGAACGAAGGTGTAAAGATAGGAGCAAGCGAATTACCGGGCAATAAAAAAAAGATATGGATAAGTACATTCGATACCAGGTCAAGAGAGGACCATATGGCAATGGACGGGGTGAGTATCCCGATGAATGAAATGTTTACCCTCCCTTCCGGCAGCCGGCTTGAATATCCGGGTGATAGCGTGAACGGAATGGCAGAAGATGTGATTAATTGCCGCTGTGGTTACGAGATTATTGTTGAAAAGGATAGTTATTAAAAAATTAAGAATATGGAAACTTTTTATAAATACGGCAGCCCGTGCACAGAGATCAAGGATATTGATTTGCAGAAACGTATCGTGCAGGCATATTATTACAATAGCCAGACTATTGACAGTGATAATGAACTTATTCTTCCAGGAGCATATAGCAAAAGTATTTCGGAAAGGGGACCGAAATCAGCACAACCGAGAATAAAGCATCTATTCAATCATTGGGATGCTGCCGGCACATTAATTGAACTCGGTGAAGATGAAAATGGAGGATGGTTTGTTTCCAAACTCGGAAGACATACTGTCGGCCGTGATGTATTAACAATGTATGATGACGGGATAATTACAGAACATTCACATGGTTTTGAAGTGGTAAAGACAGACAATGATCGTATTGACGATATTGATGTAAGGGTTATTAAAGAAGGTATCCTCTGGGAAGTAACATCACTTGATAAATGGGGAGCAAATCAGAATACCCCTGTTATAAAAAGTCTCGAAGACCGGAATAACTGGATAAAAAAGATTGAAAATCTAATGAAAGCCCTGAATAAAGGCAATTATTCAGATGATGCATTTGATCTGCTGGAAATACAGCTTAAACAGATGCAGGAGCTTCTGAAAAAATATGATATGCAATCGAAGCCTTACAAGGGATGGCACTCGGCCAGGATAATAGATCCCGGGAAATTTCAGGACGATAGTTTCAGGAAAAAAAATATAACCGATGGTATATATGCAATCGTGGGTAAGCTAAAAGGAGAAAGCAAAATGACTGTTCAGGCTTATCGTTTCGATATGAATAAATATACTGTCGCACAAGCCAAGAAATGGTTGAAGGATAATGACATTACTTATATTAAATTCGAAGAAGGAATCAAATACTGGGAGCCGGAGCAACTGACCACTCTTTTAAGAGCCGGGAGCCAATCCACTCGTAGTTATGCAAATATTAGTATTAACTTTAAAAATGTTTAAAAATGGAATTTAAATTTATAAAACTGCCTGAAGATCATGAATTTGATGAAAATCATATTAAATTTCTTCAGACAATTGATGAGGGTTTTGTTAAAGCCCTGGAAAAATCAAGCAAGAAAGAAGATATCGAGACAGTAAAGACTGATCTTGAGGCCAAACTGGAAGAAATGAAGGCATCATTTAAATATGATGAGATAAAAGAGCAGATTAATGCCGCCTTCATTGAGATGGAAAAGATAAGGACGGAAAACCCGCCTGATGATAAAGAGGCCATGAAATATAAGGAACGGGAACTGAATAACAAATGGATACGTTCCTTACTCCGCAGGGATACAAATGGTATAAAGAAGATCGAGAAAGAATTAAAAGAGCTTATTTTAAAAACTGAGCTTGAGCCTGTAATGCATACCGGTGATGGCAGTGATATGCTTTCGACAGATCAGACACAGGGCGCTTACCTGGTTCCTGAACTTCTGCTTACCGAGATAAACAGGTTTGTTGTATCCGGTGGCGTGGCAAGGCGTGAAATGCGTTATCTTCCATTTTCCGGCCCGGGCAACAGCAGGTATATACCCACGTTGCTGACTAACGTGGTTGTTGACTGGATAGGCGAGGGTGAAGCCAAGCCGAAAACCAAGCCGACAACTTCACGTGTTCAGCAGACCCTTAAAGTCGTGGCAGCCATGGTTATCATGACCGAGGAAATCCTGGAAGATATAGCTATTGACCTGACCTCATGGTGCGGACAACTTCTCGGAGAAGCAATAGCTGCCGAAGAAGATGATCAATTCTTTGCAGGAGCAGGAACACCTTGGACCGGCATACTGAATGATACTAACGTGGCTACCCTGCAGCTTGGTGCAACAGAAGGTATCGAGGATGTTACACCCGATGACTTGCTGGATATGGTAGCCGAAATACCTGAGGGTGCCGTGCCGGGAGCCAAATACTACATGCATCGCAGCGTATTTGACAGGCTTCGCAGGTACCGTTCCAGCGCTGTTTCCGCGGGTGATCAGGAAGGATCATATTTAGTACAAGATCCGAAGGAGCCCGGACAGTACAGGCTGTGGGGTTATCCCGTCGTGCCTGTTGAAGCTCTCCCGGCCGTGGGTGATGATGATGGAGATGCCGATTATCCATTCCTTATTTTCGGAAACCTGCAGAAATGTTGCATTTACGGCGACAAAAAAGGTATTAGGGTCAAAATACTTGATCAGGCCAGCGTATATGATGACAACGATGAACTGATTAACCTGGCTGAACAGGATATGGTTGCTTTGCGTGTACATAAGCGTGTAGGGTATGTCATTGTACTGCCCGATGGTATCTGTGTACTGCAGACAGGTCCCAGTTCTTAGGATTTTATTATTAATTAAAGGGTGGGGGAGTAATCATCCCCTCCCCTTTTAACAATTATTAACAATGAAAAGGAAAAAGATGAAAACACACAAATTGGCCAGGGCCAGATTGTTAAAGGCTATACAGGGTCATCGCCCCGGACAAATCATATTAAGAAGGAGCGAGCATATTGACAAACTTGTAAAAATGGGCATTGCTGAAGCTATCGATGTTCAGCGGGAGCCAATAAAAAAGGAGGAAAAAACACCTGTCGAGACGAAAGAAGAAAAATTTGCTCCGGCAGAGACAAAGGATTTCAGTCATATATCTTTGAAACAACTCAGGGAAAAAATAATTACATTACCTGATGAGGCATTGCTGGCTATCATAAAAGATGATTACCGCAAGGGAGCCGTGAGTATGGCAGAAGAAGAAATCAGAAGGAGAGAAGGTAAATGATAATATTGTTCTATCCGGATCCTCTTGACAACTATAAACGTTATTCAAGAGTATTGCGTATTCTGGAAAATTGCGAATGGGTGGATTTTCATAATGATCCTTCAAAAGCCTATGACCTGCATATATTTTGGAGTTATACACGTGACAGGATAGAACCGCCGGAACTGACATTGAAGGATAAAATAGTACTTAACCGTGGTTGCTGGGATATAAGTAAAAAGAAAGTGAACAAGATATTTAATGATATAAGCATTGACCCTCGAACACATAAGGGTATAGCCGTTGAGAAACGGGAATGGCAGGGAGGTCATAAATGGCATAGTATTGTCAAATGTCCTCGCGAACCGAAGCCGGGATATATTTATCAGCGGGTAATCAATAATCGTGAAGGTAATTATTTTGTCCGTTATCGTATTTTCTTGATGGGTGGTGTCATTACGCATGTCAATAAACGCTATGAAACTGACCGTTTTATTACCAGTACTAAAAAAGTTGAAAATATTACCGTTAATGATTTTTTCAGTCCGGCAGAAAAGAAAGATTTTCTTAATAAATGCACTCATTTCGGTATTGATTTCGGTGAACTTGATATTTTGACAGAAGGCAAAAAAAAGATTGTAATTGATGTAAACAATATGGTTGGCGGTAAACATCCCGGTATATTGGCACGAAGCAAGCCATATAAAGAAATTGATCAGTCATTTCTGGAATATTTAAAAAAAACATATAATGATAACAGTAGGATTACCGGTATGGAATAGTAAAATGATAGCATGGCTTCCGATGGAAAGTCTCTGCCGCCAGGTGACAAGGGAGAAATGGGAGCTTGTTATCTTCGAAGAACGCCATGAACAAGCTTGTGGTAAAAAATTCTTCATGTCTTATACAGACAGGCTTTACTCGTCGGGATGTGTTAATATACGCTATCTTACTGCCGGTGAACAATTACCGTTGTCTTATAAATGGGCTGAACTTGGACGCCAGGCAGACAGGCTGAGTTTAATGTTCTGTATTTGTGATGCTGATAATTATTATGACCCGCACATGATACAGGACAGCATCGATGCTTATCGTGACGGATATGACTGGCTCACATCAAGAGAAGGATATTTTTATAACATCTTATCCGGTAAACTGGTTAAATATAGCCTGTATGAAAGACCGCAGGCAAAGACAGGCATACAGATGACTGTCCGTACTAAACTGATGCGTAATTTGCCAAGACAGGAAAAACATAAACTTCTTAATGCCTGGATTTATAACAATTGCAGGCCGAGAAACGGGAAGAATGAAAGAAAACATCTTAATACCCTGGGAACGCATGGATATAACAATATATCCGGTAAACGCGGGAAGATGATAGATAATCACGAATTCATATTTTTCCCGACAGAGAAAAAACTTGAAAATATTGTGCCGACTGATATTGCAAAACGATTAAAACAAATGAAAAAATGAAACATCTCCTTATTTCAAGATTGTGGTTTGACAACCGCGAATTAATGGATAAATATATTGATATCGCGCTCGATACCTTTATACCACAGCTCAAGAAGCAGACATGCAAGGACTTTGACTTCGGTCTGCTTATACGAAAGGATGATGTTGATTATGTTCGTGAAAGGATCGGTATAGATTTCATCCCTTTCATTAATGGTATTGAACAATACAGAACTGTGCCAAAAAAATACGGGTACAATATTCAGACCCGCCATGATTTTGATGACTGGATGAGGGAAGATTATATTGAAACTATTCAAAAGAAATATAAAGAGAATAAAGACAAATATGATAGTTTCATCATACACGTGCAACCGATTAAGGTATCATATCCTGATATGAAAGAAATGCCATTATCTCCTTATCATGACCGCAGGATAAGCATGTTTGCTACCCTGTGTCAAAAAGAACCTGTTTATCCGGTATACAAGGGTTCGCATGGTCAATTGTGGAAATTTACAGATGGGGTGGTAGAACTTCCGAAAGGTTATTGCAAGTGGGTACAACACGAATATACCGTTACAAATGCCAGGCTCAAGAGCAAAGGATTAAAGAAAGTTGGTAACATGCGCCTGTATGACCCTGATCACAACTGGATCAGCGAACGCAATATTGATCCGGTAATCAATATACTTACAAGGACCTACCGCCGGCCACGTAGTTTTGCCAAATGCCAGGAAAGCATATTGTCACAGACTTATATAAAGAGTAGCGGCAAATTCAATGACCGTTCCATGAAGATAAATCACATAGTGGGATGCCAGGAAAAATGTACGTACTATCCGCAGGCCATCAGACTTACAAAGAAGGAAGGGAAATTTTTGCCATGGAATCTGCATCTTAATGACTTGGGAAAACATGTCAAGACAGGATGGGTAATGTATCTTGACGACGATGATATGCTCATGCGGGATACATCCGTTGAAGAAATGGTGGTAGAAATAGATCACGAAGACCAGTTGCTGATATGGAAAGTAAGGATCAGCACATGGACGGCGCCAAATGACAAGCATTTCGGAAAGATCATTAAAAAAGGACAGGTATCAGGCATAGGTATATTGTTTCATTCTAAACATCTGCCCGTACCATGGCAGGCACGTCCGGCAGGAGACTTCCATGTAATAGAATATTTAAGCAAAAAGCTTGAGGTAAAATGGATAGATAAAGTACTTACAGGTACCCAGGGAGGGAAGAATCACCATGGCAGTATTCCTAAGATTGAAATTATCCGGAAAGACAAAGCCGAAAAAGTCAGCAATAATCTGGTAACGGTAGGTACCCCGACCTGGAATAATGCCGGCATATTCTGGCTGTCCGTGGAAAGCCTGTGCCGGCAGGAAACTAAAATACCCTGGGAATATATTGTCATGGAATGTCCCGCGGAACAGCATATAGGCAAAAATTTTATAAATTTATATAAAGAAAGATTACGTGATGCAGGATGTGAACGAATAATCTATATGAACCGCGGACGCAAAACCGATCTTTCAACGAAATGGAAGTATATAGCAGAAAAAGCCCGGGGATCACTTCTTATCCTGCATGACAGTGATGATTACACCCATCCCGCGAGGATACAGCGAACCGTTGATCTTATCGGCGACAAGCCCTGGTATGATTCACGCTATGCGTGGCATTATTCAATACCCGACAATAAACTTATTGAATTTGATTATCTCATGACTCGCAAGAGATGGAAAACGGGATTTAATATAGGTATACGAACTGAAATAGTGCGAAAAGCGAATGATTCGCATCGCAATAATGGCATTCATAAATGGATGAGCGGATATGTCACGGATAAATATGTTGATCATGAGCGATTTGCATGTGTTGCCACGACAGGAGCTAACACGGTTAGTCTTAACAGACGCAGGCATTTTAACAAGCCACAACCGCCATTCAGGGCCACAAAAAAGACAATACATGATATCGGGTTACCCGAAGATATTGTAAAAAGACTTGTTGTCAATAATACTGTTTCCGCGGTTGAGGTCTTGAGAAACAATAGAAAAGTTGAGGTTCGTTTTTTGAAAAAATATTGCCGTCTTTTCAAGGAGGGTGATGTGAAAAAAATATCACATAAGGCTTTTTATGATCTGCAAAAAAAAGGCTACGTGGAACTTATTAATGAGCCAATATATGAACCAATAATCGAGCAATTATGAATGTGGAAATAATTACGGATATCACAACGGAACCTGTCAGTATTGATGAGGTAAAAGCAGCATTAAAAATCACGGGCTCTGGTCATGATGATGATCTTGAGGATATGATCAGTGATGCACGACGTTATATCGAACGTGCGACAGACAGTTCGGTAAGCGAGCGTTCTTTGAAAGTTACCAGTGAACTTGATCTTGAAGAATATGAATTACCTTTCGGTCCCGTTATAGGCGATGTTACAGAAAGCACAGATACAAATGGTAATTATATTTATGAATATAGTGCCGGGTATGATCCCACGCCTCCTGATATGAAAAGGCTGATACTTGAGGTGATAAAATACTGGTATGATATTGACGATGTAAGCGCCGATTTACCGGTGGCAATAAAAAAGAAAATACAATTATTAACAAGAAATCCGTGATGAAACTGCATGAATACATATATATTTATGAAGAATCGGCTACAAGCGACGGTGCCGGGGGAAAGGAATCTGGGACACTAACGGAACAATACCGGCTATACGCGAAAGTCAGGCCTCTTGGAGGACTTATAGGTATGCAGTTTCAGCAATTGACAGGGTCACAGGGATACGAAGTATGGATACGTACAGATTTTGACCGTAAGATCAAACGCGATTATATCGTGCGATACGAAGGAATATATGGTAATATAGATATGACAATACAATCTGTTGAGATAGATAAATATTATACTAAATTGATTTGTAAAAGTGAAAATACAATATAAATATGATGATAAAGGATTTGTTCGTGATATGAAACGGATACGTGAACAGCATGATAAGATGCTGGTACGGGAAATAGCCGTTGCAGGCCGGGATACGGCACGTGCGGCAAAAAGTTTTGTTCCTGTTCAACACAGTAATTTAAAAAATAGTATAACAACAAATATTAAAGGCATGACTGCTATTGTCGGAACACGTGTACAATATGCTCCTTATGTTGAATTCGGAACCGGATTTTTAGTAAACGTTCCTTCGGAGCTTAAGGATTATGCCATGCAGTTCAAGGGGAAAGGATTAAGACAGGTTAATACCGGTTCACGGCCTTATCTTTACCCGGCCTTTTTTATTAACAGGGAAAAGCTTGTAAAAAGACTTGATAAAAAGACAGAAGAAATATTCAGAAAAAATTCAAAAAGGTGAAAGATTGTTTCTATCAATATCGGAAAGGGCTGTATGAAGCTTTAAACGGAAATATCATTTATGATGGTAATATAGTGCCAGTCATGGAATTTGCAGGACAGGATCAGGAAACGCCATATATACAGGTACTGGGGATGAGCAGCGTGCCGGAATCGGACAATACCACGTTCAGCCAGATAGTAAACACCGATATTCAGGTCGTTACTTCACATTTGGGAGAGATAGATGATTTTGGTTCCAAACAGAGCGATATGATCATGAATGATGTGATGGAATTGCTGATCACCATGGGGGTATCTGTTGCTGATCGTGCCCGTAATATAACAATGGATAATTTCGAAGATATGGGATGCAGGTTTGAATCCCTTTCCTATAATTCGACTTATGACGGTAATAAGCTGATAATAAATAAGATACTTACTATAAGTACTATGATAGATGAAAAATGATTGTTTAATTTAAAAAAAAACAGAAATGGGAAAAATTAAAGGTAATAATGTAAGGCTTTATCTCGGAAGCGATTTGCTGGCACATACCAGCGAGGTATCATTTAATTTTGATACTGACACGGAAGAAGTAACAGATGCCGATAGCGGCAACTGGAAGGAGAATCTGCCCACTCTTAACGGATGGAGTGTTGATGTTACAACCTGGTATAACAATGCCGTGGCGAGCGGTGCCGATTGGGATGATGTCATGGAAGCATATCTGGCACAGAGCGAGCTAACGCTTGTATGCGAGCTTGAGGCTGGCAAGAGTTATTCGGGGCTTGGCTACCTTACCAACCTGAATCCAACGGGAGGAACAGCAGGTTCTTACGTGCAGTTCTCGGCAGGATTTATCGGTACAGGTGAAATAAGCTAAGCTATGATCACACATGTTAAATCAGGATTAAGAACCATCGGCCTACGTTTTGATGCCCATGCCGTACTTTTCCTTTGCAAAATGCACGATGTGGATATCAATGATCTCGAGAGTATTGACCGGATGGAATATTTTCCGTCATTCGTATGGTGTGCCTATCGTTCTTACATGACAGATAAGAACAGGCGAGCGCATTTACCTTACAAAAAGATGAAAAAGATAATTGCCCGGTTACGGATATCGGAATATCACAAGATCAATCAGGCAATGGTTGAGGCGTCACCTCCAAAGAGCGAAGGTAACGGTAAGGATGATAAAGATAAAAAAAAACAACATGGGAAGATCTCTTTGTCGCGGGATGGCGGGCCGGGATACATGAAAACGATCTCTTGAGATTGTCATTCGCACAGATATACCGGCTCATGCTTTCGCTCAGACTGGAAGATGAAAACCAGTGGCGCAAGTTCAGGAAGGTGGCATTTGAAATATGGCGCAAGGGATCAAAAACTCATGTCGAGGAGGATCAATATATGCCGATTGGCGAGATTAAGGGCAAGGAAATGACTAAGGAGGAGCTCGATGATATATGGCGTGAATATGGTAAACGAAAAAGGAACTGATCATGGCTGATACAATACATGAACATAAGAGTAAATTTACTGCTGAGAATAAGCAGTTCAAGCAAAAAATCAAAGAGGTAGAGAATCGCACTAATAAGCTGAAAAATACATTAATGAAGTTCGGTTCCGCCATGGCTGCTGCCTTTTCCGTGCAAAAAATTATTCGATTCGCATCAGAATCAATCAAAGCATTTGATAAGCAGATACAGGCGGAGAAAAAACTTGAAGCTGCCATAAGAGCTAATGGGAAAGCCACGAATATAGTATTGAGTGATTATAAAAATTTTGCTTCTCAATTACAAAATGTTACTACAGTAGGAGATGAAACTACACTTGAACTTTTGCAATTAGCAGAAAGTATGAGAAGTAAAGCACCCAAGGAAGCTGCTAAAGGAGCTATTGCATTAAGTAAAGCATTGAAAATAGATTTGCAAAGTGCTTTAAAAATGGTAGTATTAGCACAACAAGGCGAATATACAATGCTTGGCCGTTATATTCCCTTATTAAGGTCTGCCGGTACGGAAACTGAAAAAAATGCGATTCTCCAAAAAACGTTAGCTGATGGATTTAAATTAGCAACAGAAGAAGCTAAAGTGGGACTTGGACCATTGGAACAATTGACTAATGCATTCGGTGATTACAAGGAGGAGATTGGCGAATCAATAGTTAATACCGATGCCTTTAAAGGATCAATGCAATGGCTTAAAACAGCCATTGAAAATGCAACTGATTCCATGGCTGCCTTTAATGAGCTTATGTCAAGTGATTACATGCAAGAGCAGGCGACATGGATAGAGCGAGTGACCTGGAAACTGGCCAGATATACCAAGGAAGGGAGACAGAATGTAGAGATGATGAACGATTCTGTCAAGGGCATGGAGGCGCTTAGTAAATACCGGGATGCAGAAATAGGCAGTATTGAAAAATATCAATATCTTATAGAAGCAACAAGGATCAAATTAAAGTACCTGGAAGATCAGGAATCTGATGAGGCTAACATGTTAAGAAATATGATAGAACAGGCCGAAAAATCTATCGAAATAAAGAAGAAGGAAAATGAGACAGTAGTAAATCAGATGAATACTGTTGCTGATTATGATGAAGCTATTAAAAAGTTGCAGGAAGACCTGAAAAATGTAAAGATCGGTCATACGGAAGAAGCGGCGGCCATAAAAGCTAAAATTGAAACTTATCAAAATGCCATTGATGCCACAATGGGATTGATTGATGTCACGGAAACGTTAAGAAAAATTATGCCTGGCGCAGAGATTGAACCGGTTACAGGTAAAGCTGATATTGATTTGGGCGTTGAAGGAGTTGATACTTCCAAGCTTATGGAAGGAATGAAAGAGGATACCCGGGAACTTATTGAAGAAATGAATCTCGCGGAACAGGCAGCTCTTGCCATGGGTGATGCCATGATGAATGCAGCGGCACAAGGAGAAACAGGATTGAAGGGTCTTGCTAACGCGGCAATAGAGGCAGCAAAAAAAGTAATTGGCGCTGCCATAGCTGAAGGAATAGCTAATGCCGTGTCCAAGGCTCTGACAACCATTCCTTTTCCATTTAATATAGCAGCAGGAGCGGCAGCAGGAGCGGCAGCTGCTACATTATTTAATTCCATAATACCTTCATTTGCCGAAGGCGGCGCCGTCACGGGTCCTACACTTGCACTCGTGGGAGAAGCGGCAGGGATAAGCCGGAGTAATCCTGAATTTATAGGAACAGCCAGACAAATATCACAAATGCAGGGAAATAAACGCGGCGGTACCTTATCTGTCAAGATAAGCAAGGGAGATTTGATATTCTGGCTTAATGAAGGCGAAGATTATTTAAACAATAGTTTCTAATGGCTTACACTGTCAAATATCGCAAGAAATTCCAGAACTACGATTCTGTAACATACCGTGTTGATATATTGTCAGAAGCCGGGGGAGGAATCATAATACCAGATAGATTAAGTACTGATCCCGGCCAGCTTCGTACGCTCGCGGCAGGCAAAGATGAATATAAAATAATTATAGGCAGCGAGTTTGCATGGGAATTCATTCTTAACGGACGTGCCGGAGAAAGCGATTACGATGCTCTTTTTGAAAGCGAATATGGCGATCATATAGTTAAATTCTATAATGATGATACTTCGACGCTTCTGTGGCAGGGATATTTACAAAGCGAAAATTCATTCAAGGATATTCATCATCGTAATCTTCACATGAGTTTTTCGGCAACTGATGCACTTAAAGACCTTTCTGAATATAAATTTACAGATGACGGCGATCTTATCACGGATCATCAAACAGGTCTTCAGATCATTAAATATTGTCTTGCCAATCTTGACCGTGACAGCCAGTTTCAGTATGATTTCGTAATTAAATTGGGAACAAAACATACAGGCGAAGGAGCTAATGATTGCGCGCTTAAAGACGTGACGCATGACTGCCGGCGATTTTTCAAAAATAAAGATGGAAAAACAGAAATTGATGATTGTGAAACTGTAATTGAAAAGGTACTTCGCCCGTATCATTGTCAACTAAGACAATACCAGGGTAAATATTATATACAGCATCGATATGAAGGGGACACGGATTACTATATCTATAACTGGGCGTTGACATTCCAGAGCAAGACAGGTGTATCGGAAAGTATAAATATAGATTCATATAAATATCGTCGTGATTCGGAAGCTTCACTTATATCACCCGTGAAAGAAATGGGAATAAAACTTCTTAACCGCAATATGGGTGAACAACTTGTTGCCGATCTTGATGATTTTACCGGCGGCGGTCCCTGGGATCTTAGCGGCTTCACTCCTGATGGTCCGGACCCGGAAGAAGGAGGAACGGTACTCCATTGTTATGTTAAAGACGAGAATGCAGGCGCGAGAACAATTACATTAAATACTGATTTCAGTCTTGATAAACTAACAGATGGTGATTATATTAAACTCAAATTTCAGGTATATGCCGATATATCACCCGCCATGATCGGAAATATGCCGAAATTTAAAATCACGGTTACAAAACCGGGAAGTGTTACCAGTACAACATGGGAATATTATACATCCCCTAACTGGTCATTATATGAATCACCTAATGATGAAGTATTCAAGATAATTGCTGACGGCGATTATAATATAAAGATCGATCTTATAGAGAGCGATGATGCCGGTGCAGATTACGAGGAAAATGTTTATATCAAAGATGTCAGTCTCACCAAGATAATTGCTCTTGAAGATGATACTTACAGTGATATTACTTTCGATAAATATTTTAATGCTAAAAGTGACAAGGGCAAAAAGATTGATGAGACTATTGATTTTTATTTCGGTGATACCCCGGGAACCAATGACCTGGCAGCGCTTATTTACTCGGGATCAAATACCGATGAATGGAACCGTGAAGGAGAAGCTGATGCGGCAAGCCTGCAATATCTTTACGCACTTGATTATCTCAGCGATAAACAGGATTATCGCAAATATATTGTCATTGACGTTTATGATCCTGATGACAATATCACACCTGTAAATTTCATATCATTCAGGGGAGATATATTTTCTATAGCTTCATATGAAAAATTTTACCGTACATCGTGGTGCCGTCTTCACCTGCGTCAACGTATCACGACCGGTGATGTAACAATTTCTTTTATTGAAACGCCATTAACCAGTATTGACGGACAATCGGCTGTAAGTAATTCACTTGAAACAGGTACGCCGTCATCGATGGATCACAACAATCTCGATGGGCTTAATATAGGAGATTACCAACATCTTACAGCCGCTGAACTGGCAGATGTACAGGCACTTGATAGTATGGCTTTTGAAAATGCCGCGGATTATTATACCTCATCTGAAATCGATACCTGGCGCAATGGAGTAACACAGACAGAAATGGGCTATCTTCATGGTGTTACAAGTGATATACAGACACAGATAAACGCTGCCGGCACATGGTATGTCAAGATAAGCGGTTCGGCTCAGGATGCCATGACACCGGGTGATGAACTGCGATTAATAGAAGGATCTGATATAACTATTACGAGAAGCAGCGGAGCAGGATGGTATGGTGCCACTATTTCTTATAGCGGGGCGGCCAGTGATGTTTATAAAAATATTACAGACGGGACAAATACCGCCATAGCTTCAGGTACGGATACTTTTAAATTAAGAAGCGCGGATAATAAATTAACAATAATTGTAACTGATGATGATGCCACTCATGGGGATAATGCTTTATTTACAGTTGATGAAGCAAACATGCTTCACAATAATCTTGGAAGTAAACAGGGAGGACAAGCTGGTGAATATTATCACTTGAAAAGCTCAGAACTCACTAAACTTCAATCTATCCCTTCGGATGCTGACAACTACGAAAGCTGGTACGTCAAGATAGCCGGTTCGGCTCATGATCCGATATTGTCAGGTGAGGAATTCAGGCTGATAGAAGGCGCAAATATAACTATCACGAGAAGCAGTGGGCTGGGATGGTACGGGGCAACAATAGCATCCACAGGTTCATCGCATGATCTTCTGAGTGCCACGCATGATGATGCGGTAACGAAAAATCCTACCCGGGGCGATATTGTAGTTGCAAATTCAACTCCGGAGTGGGATGTGTTAAATATTGCTGTCAGTTTAACAAATGTACTCAGGACAAATGGCAATGATCCATACTGGGGGGATCTTGATTTTTCTGATCTCGGCACAACACCGACAACGCTATCAGGCTATGGTATCTCAGATACCAAGGCTAATTTTAATTCAGCCTGTAGTGATGGTACATTTATGTTTGATCTATCAGATGATATTAGTCCAGAGCTTGGCGGCGATCTTGCCCTGGCGGTTGATAAATTTATCAAGATGCCTTCTGCCGTCGCCCAGGGTAAAGGCGCCGGGATAATCATTACAGGCCAGGTTGATATTAATAACTTCGGAATTGGTTGTGCTCTCGGACTTGCTTCTGATGGGCACTGGGAAAGCTGCGATGCTGATGTGGCTGCAGATTTTCCATGTTCCGGGCTGGCGCTTGAAGCCGGCACGGGAGCAGGTAAAAAAATTCTTTTATATGGGATCCTCAGTGATGCAAGTTATTCTTTCACCACTGGATTACCTGTATATGTAAGTACAACAGACGGGGGACTTACAACATCCCCGGTGGCTGGATCGGGAGATACCCTTCAAAGAGTAGGAATTGCATTGGATTCAGATACCGTGTTATTCACACCATCATTGGATGTAATTGAGATAGAATAATGGGAGATATAGCAAAGATAAACGGACAGGCGAATGCTGATATAGCTGAAATTAATACCCGAAGTGATGTACATTACATGAACGGGCAGAATTTTATCCCGGATTACATTACGCTGTCTCAATATTCCATCACTATTGACGGGGGTACGACAGATTCTGTTACGGTGAATTCATCCGCGGCATGGACTGCAAACAAGACCTCTGACCCGGATAGCATTATAAACAGTTATACAACAAACGGGGGCGATGGGGATAGTTTATCTATCACGATGAATTATAAATCCCCTGGTAGCTATGCTAACGCCATGATACGGGTTACTTGCGGGAGTGAATTTAAAGATTTGACAGTCATTATAGATTCAGGAACTTAAAATTTAAAAAAATGGATGAAAAAAATTTAAAAAAAGTAGCAATCGAGATACAGGATTTTAATCTGTTACGCTCGTTTATTTATTCAATATCAATGCCATATAAAGATACTAAGCAGGTGATTGATATACTTAACAGGGCACAGTTTGTTAATATTGTGGAAATAAAAGACAATAAAAAATAATTTTAATACGATGAATAATACGGAATTGTATAATCATGTAAAGGATTTAATTGATATAATGAGAAAATCTGTTAATGCCAATATCAAGGCAACTGCCGATATAACAAACCTGCGGATTGATGAAGTGATAAAACGGCAGGAAAAGACAAATGGCAATGTTAACAGGAATACTGAAAAAATTGAATGCATAGAAAAACAGACGCGTTTTATGCGATGGATTCACAGAAATCCTCATTGGGCAATTCCGCTGTTCATCATCATTGCCTTCGGTATTTATTTCATTCTCACGTATCTTGGTATTGAATATTTATTTAATCTTTAAATTATATGGAACTCAGGCTCAGGCGCTTATATCCACACGAAAATTACACTATCGGTAAATTATACATAAACGGTGTATATTTTTGTGACACGATCGAAGATCGGGACCGTGACCTGAACAAAGACGGCGATCTTAATGATCAGGATGAAGGAAAGATATACGGGAAAACAGCTATCCCCTGCGGCACTTATGATATAATTCTTTCCATGTCGCCTAAATTTAAAAGAGTACTCCCGTTGCTTTTGAACGTTAAACATTTCAGCGGGATCAGGATACACCGGGGAAAAACGGCCGCTAACAGCGCCGGTTGCATTATACCCGGAGAGAATAAGATCAGGGGAGGGGTGATAAACAGTACTGAATACGAGACTAAATTAATACAGCTCATGCTCGATGATATTTACAACAATAAATCAATAAGGATCATTATTACATAAATTTTTCCTGGTTCGCACGTGTTTTTTCATGATTTGCCCCTGTCGCTTAATGACAGGGGTTTTATTTTGATTTTTAGTCAAAAAACATGTTATGCGACATATTTCATGAAAATAATTGCAAAAATATTTGCACAATAATATATTATAATATATATTTACTATAGAATTAATTAATAAATAAAATCATGAAAACCATTATCAAACATCCATTGCCGGTACGGAATATTGATTCTTCCTCCTTAGAAGAACTTAACGAAATTATCATAACATGTGTCTATTCACAATCTTTAAGTGACTTAAAAATAAATATGAAACCTTTCCAATACTCAGTCAAATTTGGTTATGGTTTCGGGAAAAATCACATGTGGGTAAAAGAAAGATATTCCCACAGTCCGAGCACACTAAAAGAAGAAACATTACTATTAATCGAAGAGGAGTAGTGATACTCCTTTTATGGCCGAACTCCGACGGATGAGAGCCCGTACGAGAGGTCAGGAACCTGAGAAGGTTGATGGTTCGAATCCATCTGAGGCCACTATTAATTATATGTCAAACCAAAAACAAAAAACTATGAAAAAGACTTATGACATTTTAAACCAAAACATCATGAAAACATTAATTAACCCGGAGTCGGTCGTTAATAACCGGCTTGTTTGGAAAAAAACTGCGGAAGTACTTATACCACAGGACAACACCAAGTCCCTGGTAGTATATAAGGCAGTTAATAAGATAACAGGCGAAGAAGCGTCTGTTGTCACAGGTGAGTGTTGGGAAGGTTATCCCGGAGCTCCTGGTATCGTCCCTTATCCCACGAGGGATTGGTACCTTTATTAAATAAAAAAAGTAATTAATAATGAAATTATTTGTAGAAAGCAGTTATGTCTTTATTGATAAAGAACTGGATGTTAAATTTTGTGCACGTGTCAATAAAGGCAATAATGAAATTGCTCCTTCCGCTGAAATATCGGATGTAAATGTTTATTTTGAAGGACGTAATATCAATGATACACTTGATCGTCTTAATTCAATAATTGAATGCAGAATTGATCGTATGCGTAAGGAAGGTAAACTGATATGCAATTTTAATATCTGGGATGAAATTTGGTTACATATTATAGAGGAAATTTCGTAAAATTATGAAAAAACCAATATTCACTGAAAAACAGCGGCGCACAATACCTGATAATGTGATATTTCAGATAGCTATACTTAAGATTAAAAGGGAATTTGAGAATAGCGCATTTGGACGTTTCACTAAAAAAATAGTAATATGGCTGGCAGAAAAGATGAAATAATGAGGATTTGGATAAAATGAAAAGATTATTAAATATATTTTTGTTTAAAATATTAATTGTTCCGACAATTATCGCAAAGAAAAATGTCAGAATAAGGATATACAATAAATATTCAGCTCCTTTCCATTGTAAACAAAGAGATATGAATAAAAAAAAATGGTACATATTAAAGTGCCGGGATAAATTAAATAATAAGGTAATTTATTATGCTGTATACAGCATTGAAAATGCCGTTGATCTTGTTAAAGGTTTAATTAATTATAAGTGCTCAATACAAAGCCGGCATGATGATTTTAATTCACTGAGATCGCAATTGAAGAAATTAATATAAAATTTTATGGATGTTTTAGTAGGATGCGAGGAAAGCCAAACAGTAATGAAGGCATTCAGAAAAATTGGACACAATGCATATAGCTGTGATTTACAAGAATGCAGTGGCGGGGAGCCAGAATATCATTACCAGATTGATATATTAAAAGCTATTGACCTGAAAAAATGGGATATAATCATTTTACATCCACCATGCACCGCAATAGCTGTGTCTGGTAATAGATGGTATGGTGTGGGGAAACCAAGATACCAGGAAAGAATTGAGGCGGTTAAATGGACGCAAAAACTTTGGGATAAAGCTATAGGCGCATGTGAGCGTGTGGCATTGGAAAATCCGGTAGGTGTGTTAAATAAGATGGGCAATTTCCCGAAACCAAATTACATACAGCCATGGCAATTTGGACACGGTGAAGTTAAAAAGACAGGCTTCTGGCTTCATGGATTAAAACCATTACAGCCCACGGACATAGTAGAAGGGAGAGAACAGAAGATATGGAAAATGTCACCGAGCGATGACAGAAGTAAATTAAGAAGTAAAACATATCCTGGAATTGCAAAGGCTATTGCTGAACAGTGGGGGGATAATGATTGGTAACTTATTTATATGATTAATAAAATGAAACTCTATACATCATTAATTGAAGCAATCAGGGATACCAGGAAAGAAAAAGACCTGACCCAGAAACAGATTGCTGAATTGGCCGGGATAAGCCAATCGCATTACAATAAAATCGAAACGGGTAAAACACAGCCCGGGTCGAAACTTATTGATAAATTATTATCAATTCTTAATCTTAAAATTATAAAAGAAAATCATGAAAAATAAATATAGATTTTAAGATATGGTACTTAATTTTATGAAAATAAAAACAACCTTAAAAAAATATTATCCTGAAGTAAAGGAATTTTGCATTGATCTTTATGGCTGGTTCAGGTCCTTATTAATATTAATATTCTGTTCGATCAAAAAGCCTCATATATTTTATGGATTTTCCGTATGGTATTTCGCAACTCATTTTGCCCGGAAAAGAGATAAGAAATGGAAAACCAGGTGGGATCAGAACGGTAAAAGACAAGGCATTTTTCCTATCGGGGAAACAAAAATAATAGTATGCTCTAAACTGGAAATAAAAATATTCCAGAGACGAGGGCTATTAAAACGTGCCATCAATTACAATCGGATATTTAAGAAAGCAACATATTTTAAAACAGACATGGATTATGGGAACATTACAAAAGACAGTTAATCTTGCAAAGGCAATTTTTTCAAGGAACCAATGGAAAGCTATCTATCAGGGAAGGAAAGCCCGGAGGATATCCGAAGAAAAAAACAAAGAAAAAAAATTGAGAGATCCACAGAAAAGCGGATTTAAGTTTGTCCAGAAACATACTCATGGCGGCGGCCGGCAATGGAACGGTCAGGCTATATTCATACCCCGGCACAGGGTGCGCAAAGGTTATGAAAAGGATGCACAAATGAACAGCACTTTTAATAAACGTAAAAAATCAGTATAATATGTTTTATAACATATGCTGAAATTGTTATTAATTTATTATAATTTATAAATTACCAAAAAAAAATTATGAATCTGCCATATATATCAGGCCCTAATGAGATACCGAATGAGCAGTATCATACTGGTGAAAAATACAAAGATTTTATTTCATCGAGCGTATTAAAGAATATTATTATTTCGCCGCTATGGATGAAATATTGCCAGGAACATCCGGAAGATGAGGATCCGACCATGTCATGGAAGCTTGAAGGTAACTGTTATCATTCAATGCTTTCTTCAATAGCCAACACGGGTGGCATGAATGAATTTAAAAAAAACTGTGTAATCTTTGAACCTCCTGTTAATACTTCAACCGGGAAACCTTATGGTTATAACACGTTGAAATTCAGAGAAGAATATGAACATTTTATTAACAGTAATCCGGGCAAAGAAATATATAGCAAGACTGAATATGAAAATAGTTTGGCGATGATAAACCACATGCGGTCGGGAAATAAGCATCTTTCCCCGGTAGTTAATAAGTTGTTAAATATAGGGAAGGCAGAAATCAGTATCTTTACAAATCATAAGATAAACGACTTATTACAATATGATTCAGGATTGTTCAAGATACGTAAGGACCTAACTACGTATAACAAGATTATAGACTGGAAAACAGTGGGCCGCTCCAATGGTAAAGATGCTCCCTTGAAGGCCGGGCAGTTTGCCCGTGTAATATCTGACAGGATGTATGGATTTTCAGCAGCCATGTACCAGTATTTCGAATGGATGATCACGGGACGCTGGAAATCTTTTTACTGGGTCGTTCAGGACAAAGAGCCTCCATATGATTTTAATATTGTAAGCGCTGACGGATGGGCATTTGAAGTACAGGGAGGACAGATGATCGGTATAGGTATTCACGCGGAAATATTTATCAAGGCACTCGAACAATATCTTTATTGCCTTGAAAATGATGAATGGCCGGGCGTTTCTATATTTACCAGGCCTGATTACCGGGGTCACAGGATCACGAGATGCAAGGTTCCAGGGTACGAGCTAAATAAAGATTATGAATATTTTAACTGAAATTTAATTTAATTTTAAAACGAAAATCATGAAAAACCAAAATGAAATTCAGATTATTGAAAAAGAAATGCCTGTATATGAACAGGCTGAACGTGCATCATATGATTTACAGATCAGCACGGCGAAGAAATTCCCTCGTAATATTCCCAGGTTCATGGATAATGTTACAGCAACGATTACAATTAGTGAAGAAATTGCCGCCGCCTGTGGTTATTCCCTTCCGAGGGCAAAGAAGCAAATCCAGGGACCGAGCGTTCATCTTGCCAGGATCATGGGGCAGTTTTATGGAAATCTGAGGATTGAAAAACGGGGAAATATGATCAGTGATAAATACGTTACGGCAGAAGCCATGGCGTTTGATCTCGAGAGTAATTACGCTATTAAAGTCGAAGCAAGAAGGAAGATCATTGATCGTTATGGGAACAGATATAATGATGATATGATCAATACTACCATGCTTGCCGCAATGGCAATAGCTGAAAGAAACGCTATATTTGGCGTGATACCAAAAGGCTTTATTGAACAGGCGTATAAAACAGCACAGAAAAAATTAACCGGCGACCTGTCAACTGATCAGAAATTATCCTCTGCCAGGAAAAAGATGTTTGACGTCTTTTTGAAAGAATTCGATGTTAAAGAGATAGAGATACTTAATATCTTCGGGAAAACTTCATCCACCCAGATCAATGCTGAAGATATTGCAAGTTTGCGAGGTTTATACCAGGCATTAAAAGACGGCGATACAACTGTTGATATTGCCTTTCAGCGGGAAAAAGGAGAAAATGAGGACGGGGAAAAGGTGAAATTAAAGGCTGACGAATTTGATGATGACAAGGAACCAGATCAGGAAAAAGAAAAAAAATTATTCCGGGGGCAATGACAAAAAACAGAATTTACCCACCATGCATGCTTGTAGTTAATGGCCGGGAATTTATCCTTACCGATGTGAATGAAAATAGGGTAAAAGAAAAATTGTATAAATTATATCGCCCGGATCAGATAGTGGAAGAATGGATTGACGGGAAAAAGATCAATGAACTTGAACTGAGAGATATTTTTAATAAATAAATTACAACAAGAATTTTTATTACTAACTAAAAAAGAGGAGGTAACATGAAACGTTTATCTGTTTTATTTGTTCTTGTAATAGCGTTTGGATTTATAATGCTATTACTATCATCGTGCGAGAAAGAACCAGATTTTTCGTATGTGTACGTGATCGAAGTAATGGATATAAGTAATCCTGACTATGCCTGGGTGGATAATCCGGCAGGAGATACAATCATCGAAAACAGGCTTTATTCATTCCGGACCCGAACAGGGAACATCGATGATTATGTAAATGAGTACACCGTGGCACCGGTTCCTGTAACTGATTATTCCTTACCAGGCATCCCGGGAGTATGGAACGGGGAAATATACACCTTGGTACGTACATATGATTCAGGAAATATTGTAACGGATTACTTGCATTAATTTTAACGGGGCCTGAAATATGGCCCCTGTTTTTTTCAATTAAGAAAAATTTTATTATCTTTACAGGATAAAAGGCGATACCTGATGAATTGTAAATTTGAAAATAAAAATTTTAACATGGCTGCCCCTGGCGTATCCTTTCTTTTACCGGGTATCGCAAACGCCGGGGTGTGGCCTTTTTATATTTTGATATGAATGAACTTGCCAAATTGAATTTTGCCCGAAAAGCTTTAATGGAAGCTAAAACACTTGATGAAATAAAAAAAATAAAAGATATTGCAGTTGCTGTAAAGGCTTACACGATAGCCAAAGGGCTTGGTATTGAAATGAAAAATGAAGCATCTGAAATTGAAATACGTGCTATCAGGGAAATGGGCAAACTTATCCGGGAAAAACAGGAAGCCAAGGAGATTGCAAGGCAGGATCATGGAGGTGCAAATATAAAAAACGGTGTGCCTGATGGGAACACCGTTATTACCCTTCCTGAAATAGGCATTACCCGGAAGGAAAGCAGCACATCTAAAAATCTGGCTTCAATACCTGATGAAAAATTTGAAGTTATCCTGAATGAAATAATTGAAGATAAAAAACCACTTACAAAAACATCAGTACTCAGAAATATCGCAAGAGAAAAAACATCCTCCAATATTCAAATGCCACAAGGAAAATACAGAATAATTTATGCTGATCCGCCATGGAAATATTCAGATAAAAAAGAATACAGACCAGAAGGAGCAGCGGAAAATCATTATCCTGTGATGAGCATAAAAGAATTATGTGAATTTAAAATACCCGGGACAGAAGACAATGCAGTTTTATTTTTATGGACAACAAGTCCTTTACTTGAGGATAGTTTTAAAGTGATCAATGCCTGGGGGTTTAAATATAAATCATCATTTGTTTGGGATAAAATGAAACATAACATGGGGCATTATAATTCAGTGAGACATGAATTTTTATTAATAGCCACAAAAGGCAGTTGCTTGCCCGACGTGAAAAAATTATATGACAGTGTAGTATCTATTGAAAGAACTGAACATAGTGAAAAACCTGAATATTTTAGAAAATTAATAGATAATTTATATATAAAAGGCAATAGAATAGAACTTTTCGCACGTGAGAAAGCTGAAAATTGGGACAGTTACGGAAATGAATTATAAAGAATATAGAGAAGAAAAAAGTAAAGAAGCTAAACAATATCAGGATTTTATCTGTGAATGGATGGCTAAAAATTATGGTATTGTTATGACAATTTTTAGTAGTAAGAAATATCAATATAATATAGGAGAATCATTACAGGGAGTAGAAATTAAATTAGACATGAAGTATAATGAAACAGGAAATATTTATATTGAAACAGGCGAAAAAGCAGAACCAAGAAATGGAGAATATTATCCATCAGGTATATTTAGAAGTGATAATACCTGGCTTTATTTTATTGGTAATTATGATGAATTATATGCATTTAGTAAAAAACAATTAATAAAAGTTTATAATACAAAAAGATATTATAAAATAATAAAAAATAATAATACAGGAACATCTTGTGGTTTTTTACTTGATAAAGAAAGAGCTGAAAATTATTGCATAATGAAATTTAATTTGAAAAATAAATTATGAAAGACGCTTTTTATTTTCCGCATGATAGCAACGCTAAAGACGATCCTAAGATGGTAATGCTTATTGAACAATTAGGTATGGAGGGATATGGCATATACTGGGTGCTCGTGGAAACACTCCGGGATC